AATATAAAGAAAAGTTAGCGGCAAACAATTAAAAAAGGTAAATAAATAGTAAATGGCAACCGTAGTCACAAGAACACTAAAAAGATATAAAGACTTAGACTTGAATTTTACCGCACATCCTGTTAGGAAGGATGTGACTAAGCACGTGGATGAAATGGCGGTAATTAATTCAATAAAAAATCTTCTATTGACTAATCACTATGAGAGACCATTCAGACCTGAAATAGGTTCTAATATTAACAAATTGCTTTTTGAAAATATGGATTCTATTACAGTCAGTGCTTTAAGACGAGAAATAGAACAAGTAGTAAAAAATTTTGAGCCAAGAGCCTCATTATCATTAATAGAAGTTAGTCCTGAATTTGAAGATAATGCATTCAAAGTGAATATGGAATTTTATATTCTTAACAGAACAGAACCAGTTGTAATAGAATTTTTTCTAACAAGAGAACGATAATGGCAGACCGTTTAAATGTATCCCAATTAGATTTTGATCAAATAAAAAATAATTTAAAAGAATTTCTAAAAAGTCAATCTGAATTTGAAGATTATGATTTTGAGGGTTCTGGTTTAAGTGTATTGTTAGACATTTTAGCGTATAACACGCACTATAATGCATATTACTTAAACATGATAGCAAATGAATCTTTCATAGATAGTGCCTCACTAAGAAATTCTGTGGTTTCACATGCTAAAAAATTAGGTTATGTCCCACGTTCTGCAAATGCACCTAGAGCGATTGTCAATGTTACAGTGCAAACTGAAACATCTACCCCAGGCACTCTTACAATTCCTAAAGGATATGAATTCTTTTCTTCACAAATTGACGGTATATCTTATAAGTTTGTAACAATAGAGGCAATATCAGCAAGTAAAACTGGAAATAATTATGTTTTCAATGATGTTCCAATCTATCAGGGTGAATTGGTATCATATGATTTCTTAAATAGTTATTCTTCAAATCCTAAACAATTATTTACCATACCAAGTTCTGAAATTGATACATCAACATTGATTGTCTCTGTAAGACAATCTGCTGAAAATACAACTTCTGTAATATATTCTACATCCAGTGATGTTCTTAACTTAGAGTCAACATCAGAGGTATATTACTTACAAGAAGGAAAAAATGAACAGTATGATATCTATTTTGGTGACGATATCGTAAGTAAGAAAATACCTGATGGTGGTGTCGTTACAGCACAATATTTAATTACAAAAGGTGATTTAGCAAATAAAGCAAACTCATTTGTTGCAACTTCTCCTATATCTGGTTTTTCTTCAATTATAGTGGATTCAGTTTCTGCCGCTTCAGGAGGTGCTGTTCGTGAAACTGTTGATGAAATTAAGTTTGCAGCACCACTAAGTTTATTATCACAGAACCGTGCAGTTACTAAGAATGACTATATTCGTTTGATACAACAAAAGTATCCACAATTTGAAGCAGTTAATGTTTGGGGTGGTGAAGAGAATGATCCGCCAGTTTATGGTAAAGTATTCGTATCTGGAAAACCTAAATTGGGATTTGAATTATCGCAAACTGAAAAAGAATTTATCCGAGAAAACGTATTAAAACCCATTAGTATATTAACTGTAACTCCTGAAATTGTTGATGTTGATTATAATTATTTAAAAGTAATTTCAAAAGTTTATTTCAATAAATCAAAATACTCTGGTGGTTCAAATAGCCAATTGAGGGCAGGAATTAAGACAGTTATTGAAAACTATACACAAAATAATTTAAATAAATTTAATAGTTATTTTCAAAGTTCTGGATTAGAAACTGCAATTGATAGTTATGATAGATCAATTGTTTCAAATGAACTTCAGTTATTTGTTGCTAAAAAATTTAGACCAGATTTGTTAAATCCAAATAACTATGTTCTTGATTTTGGTTTTGAATTGAGAAGAGGAACTACTAACGACAACTTCTATTCAACGCCAGATTTTACAATGCTTGATACGGAAGGAATTGAAAGACAGTGTTTCTTTGAAGAAATACCCTCATCATTTACTGGTGTAGAATCAATTTCAGTGATAAATCCAGGATATAACTATACTGTAGCACCAACAGTAGAAATTGTTGGTGATGGTAGAGGTGCCACAGCACAAGCAATTATCGTTAATGGAAAGATATCAGAGATTATAGTATTAACACCAGGTATTAACTATACATCTGCTACGGTTAGACTTATTGGCGGAGATGGTTTATTAGGCGAAGCAAAAGCAGTTCTTGAAGGTCGTTATGGTAGATTGAAAATTTCTTATTTTAAAACTGATTCAGTTAGTGGTCAAAGTACCAAATTTATTCTTAATGAAAATAAAAATGAAGGTGTGGCTGGAACAATAGACTATCAGTTAGGTAAAGTTTATTTGACAGATTTTAATCCTCTTGATGTTAATAATGATTTCGGTGATATTCAACTACATTTTGTTCCTAAGAGTAGTGTTATTCGTTCACAATTAAATAAAATGCTTGTTATAGATGTTGACGATCCAACAAGTGTTGATGTAGAGGTTATTGAAATCTGATGGACAATATTTTAACTTCAAAAATTGTTGAAAGACAATTACCAGATTTTGTTCGTGGTGATCATCCTAAGTTCGTATCATTTCTTAAAAAATACTATGAATGGTTGGAAACAAATGCTGGCGTTGAAAAAGAAATTAAAAATTTAAATGATAGTATAGACATAGATAATGCAAATTCTTACTATCTAACTATATTACGAAGAGACTTACTACCTTATTTTCCAGAAGATATTCTTGCTGATAAACGTTTATTTTTAAAACTTGTTGCTAACTTTTACAAATCAAGCGGAACACAAGAATCTTTGAAGTTTCTATTCCGCATTTTATATAATGATGATATTACAATTTATTATCCAAAAGATGATATATTAAAAACATCTAATGGTAAATGGGTTCTACCTCTCGCACTTAGAATTGAGACCAATGATGATAATATTTTTAATATTGAAAAAACAAAGATTATAGGTAATACTTCTAAAGCATCTGCCATTGTAGAAAAGGTTTTAAGATCAGTGGATAGACAATTAGGTATTGTTTATACTGAATTGTATATCTCAAATATTCAAAGATTGTTTCGCACTGGTGAAACTATAACAGCAACATATAGAACTGAAACTGCAAATGTTACTGTAGAGGGCAAAGTAGTTGGTGCGCTTTCCGAAATTAAAATTGATCCTCAAAATAGAGGAACAGGTTATACATCAAGAGAAGAGAGTTTTCCAGGCGATCCTGTAACGATTATTGGTGGTTTAAATCCAGATTCTGCTAATCCAATAGGCGCTGTTGCTTATGTTGGTAAAACAACAACAGGTAGTGTAAGTTATGTTGAAGTCTTAGATGGTGGTTTTGGTTTTAGATTGCAAAGTGAATCTGGTGTTGAGTATGACGATGAAGTGACTACATTAGATTTTAGAGATGGTTTTGGTATAATAGATTCTGTATATACAGGTAGTGAAGCAGAAGCAAGTTTACAACTCATAGATGACACAAAAGTAAGAAATATAAATGTTTCTTTAACTAAAATAGAAACAATTCAGAGCATTGCTATAAATGCTATTGCTAATATGGTTGGTTCAGTGGTTGATGCAAATACTGCTGATCCAAATTCAAATAATATAAGTTATTTAATTGAATATGGTGCTTATGATGATGCATATCAATCATTTAATGTTTATCCCATTTCATTTGTTTCTCTAGATACAGGCGGTGGTGGATATAGATCAGCACCAACACTAAAAGCATACAGTTTTTATAATGAAACAAACTCTGATAATGTTTTATCTGGTAGTTTGTTTAACGCTGCATATGGAACAAACATAATACCTACTGTTGGTAGTATAAATTTTACAAATTATTTTGAAATTGGTGATTATGTTAGAATGTATAAACCAACAGGAAATGGCACTTTTGAGGATATTCATAAAGTTATCAATGTCACTTCAAGTCAACTTACATTAGATACAACTTTTAAAAGATCGTATAATGACTTCACACTAGCAAAAATTTTGAAAAATGATTTATATAAATTAGGTTCTATAGGTTTAATAAAAATTAATACTGGTGGAAGTGGATATAGTAACGGAAATGTTGTAGTATTTTCTGGTGGATCAGGTTATGGAGCAAATGCATATGTAAATGTTAATGCAACAGGAGCAATCGTATCAGTAACGATGAATGCTCATTCTTCTGGAGCATATTTACTTGGTGGCGAAGGTTATACTAGAGATTCTTTACCAACACTAACAGTATCATCCACTGGCGGCGCAGGTGCATCACTTTCAGTCGCTCAAATTTTAGGTGATGGTGATATTTACGGTATAGGTAATAATAGAATTGGTTCTGTTACTTCTCTATATGTAGAAAGTTTTGGTTATGATTATGTTTCAGAGCCAATAGTTTCATTGAGAAATATGGATCTGGAAATTACAAATATTTCTCCAGAGGGAGAAATATTCCAATCTAATACTAGAATTTATCAAGGTCCATCAAATACAGCAGCAACGTTTATTGCTTATATTGATAAATTTACTCAACAAACATCAACAACAGGTTTCTTGAGATTATTTAATTATAGAGGAACAATTAATGAATCTGAAATACTCAAAACAGAAGTTCTTGAAGTTGGTGATATAGAAATAACAGCCGAAATAGTGGCAGGAAATACTAGAATTTATGGTGATGGAAGAGCCAAAGCAAACGCTGAATTTGAGAACGGTCTGATAAGATATCCTGGTCTCTATTTAAATGATGATGGATTTTTAAGTTCTAATAAGTATCTACAGGGTAAAAATCGCTATCATAATTTCTCATATGAGATTAATACTGAAACTGACTATGAGAAATTTAGAAAACCTGTGTATGATCTTGTTCATCCAGTAGGTTCAAAGATTCTTATTAATCGTGTTCTAAAAACACAAAAAGATTTTACACCAAACAGTAATAATTTAATTATAACAATAAATCAATTTGCAGAAACATTTAACATTACTTACAACTCAAATATTGCTGTTTCTACGAATGCCACAGCAAATCTACTTACATCAATTAATGTAGGAGACACCGTAATATTTACTGGAGTATATAAACCAGTCCAGAACGTAGGTAACGTAGTTTCTTCGTCAAATGTAGTTTTTGGTGCAAACTGTAATTTCATCAATGATGTTAATGATGGAGATGTTCTGTTCTTGGCAAATACATTAAATTCCGCACAAAATACATTTGCCACAGTAGAATCAGTCTCAAATTCAAGTTATTTAATTCTAGAAGATGAGCCAGCATTTACCGCAAATGTTTCTATTAATGTTTATTTTGATGAGGTAAAAACAATAACCAATGTTGCTACCAATAGTATTACGCTAGATTCAACAATTATTTCAAGTAACGCTAAATTTGTTACTATAAATATACAAAAAGTTAAATAAATATAATTATGTCATCAATCCTCACAAAAAATTTCAAGGTACTTTTAGCAAAACAAATATATGATTTGCTGGATTTATCAGCAAATTCTTATTTGCCATCATCTAGAAAATCATATGTTTACGCTGTAATTGGTAAACAAGTAGCATGGACTAATGAAAATACACCACCAGCAGTTTTGGATGACGATAACTCTATAAATGAGTATTATCGTGATGCAATTTTTGCTAAACAATTGTCTTTTGATGATGCTTCTTTTGTCGTTTCCAGAATAAATTGGGAAACTGGTACAGTTTACAATACATATGAATCCAATACTAATTTTTATGTTTTGACCACCAAAGATCAAGTATTCAAATGTCTTGACAATAGCGATGGTGCTAATTCAACAGATGAACCAGAAGTTACATTATCATCCACTTCTTTAGAAGAGCCTTACATAGAAACAAGTGATGGCTATAAATGGAAGTATATGTATAGTCTAACATCCACTCAGAAAAGAAAGTTTTTAACCGATGAATGGATGCCAGTTACAAATAACAAATTTGTTAGAAATGCTGCTGTTGGTGGTTCAATTGATATAGTTAAAGTAATAAATTCTGGTAATAATTATGCTAATGGTCCAACACAGTCAATTATTACAGTTACTGGAGATGGTACAGGAGCAATATTAAAAGCAAATGTTTCACAAGGTCACATTCAAGATATAGTTATTCAAGAAAGAGGTAGTAATTATACTTTTGCTACACTTGAAATTACTGACACAGGATCAGGAACTAACGCAAATGCGATAGTTTCAATTGCACCAATTGATGGTCATGGATATGATCCTGTATATGAATTAGGCGCAACAAATATATTGTTTACAGTAAATTTTGAGAGTAGTGAACAATCAGATTTACCTACAAATAATGACTTTAGAAGGATTTTCTTAGTTAGAAATCCTTATACATATGGAACAACAACTCTAGCAACACAGAATAAATATTCATTATATACAAGACTAAGTGTTTCTGCTGGAGCCACAACATACAGTTTAGATGAAACTGTGTTTCAAGGAACAGTATCTTCACCTTCATTTTCTGCTAAAGTCGTATCATTTATTTCTAATCAATTATATTTAAATGATATTGTAGGAACTCCACAAACCAATTTACCTATTAATGGTACAGATAGTGAGGCAATTCGTATTGTTAATTCAATTGAAAATCCTGAACTTCAATTGTATTCAGGTAAAGTATTATACATAATAAACAATGTGCCGATAACAAGAAGTGATTCTCAAACCGAACAAATCCGTTTCATTCTGAGTTTTTAAAGAGGAATAAATGACAACCCTATTCAATTACGATCCATATTATGATGATTTTGATGAAAATAAAAATTTCATGCGTGTTCTTTTCAGACCAGAATATGCTGTTCAGGCTAGAGAACTGACACAACTACAGACAATTCTCGCAAATCAAATTGAAAAATTTGGTAATCATATTTTCAAGAGTGGTAGTCCTATTATTGGCGGCAAGATTTCTCTTGATCCAACAGCAAATCATATTATTTTAAATTCACAATATGAAAATGAGGATATTTTTGCAACGGATTTTGCGAACAAAACAATCATTTCTTATAATTCCTCAAAGATAGTTCGTGCTAAAGTAATTGATACAACAACATTTGATGGACAACCAACTCTTGTTATTAAATATTTGTCGGGCGATAGATTTTCTGAAGAAGATGAAATTAAAGTAGTTGGGCAAGAACTTTATGGCAAACTAAGATCAACAGACGCATTTGGTGGTACCTATGTTGCAAGTATTCAAGAAGGTGTATATTATTTCAAAGGACATTTTGTAAAAGTTACTCCACAATTCTTGACAGTAAAACTTCGTTATCGCATAGGTAATAATACAACACCAGAAAGTCCACTACCATCAGGTAAAATAGGAATTCAATTTGAAGAAACAATTAATGATGAAATTGATGATACCAGTTTATTAGATCCTGCTTTAGGTGCGTCAAATTATCAGGCTCCAGGTGCAGAGCGTTTTGTTATAGAAACACAACTTTCAATAAGAGATTTAAATTCACCTGATCTTTCAAAGTTTATTGAAATCATAAGACTTGTTGATGGAGTAAAAACAAAAGAGATAGATTATCCTATTTACAGTGAAATTGAAAAGACATTAGCAAGAAGAACTTATGATGAATCAGGTAACTATTCAATTGATCCATTTGTTATATCAATGGAAGAGGGCGATAGTGCAAATGGTCTCTTTAACATTGTATTAGATCCAGGTAAAGCATATGTTAGTGGTTATGAATTCCAAACAATTTCACCAACCACTATTGAAGTATCAAGAGGAAGAGATGTTTCAAATGCAAATAGTGTTGACATTTCAACTAACTATGAAAGTTATGTTGTTTTAAAAGACATTAATGGTGTTGTGGATGTTGAAACATTTCCTACTGTTGATATACATAGTGTTCCACAAAATTTAGTAAATGTTTCAACAACTGCTGCATACAATTCAACAAAAATAGGTACAGCACGTATTTCAAATATGACTTTCAACGATGCAACAGCAATAGATGTTGGAAGCACTTATTCTTATATTTTTAATATATTTGATGTGTATTCTTCAAATATTTCTGGAACATTAGGAGCAGGATCAACAACTACAGTAATTAATCTCGCATCTACATTCTCTTCCACTGCCGGTGCAAATGCATATGCAAATATGTTCTTTAGAATTACTGACGGAACAGGAACAGCGATTGCTCCAATATTGATTACTGAATCTAGTGCAACAGCAAACACTGTAACTTTACAAACTGCTTTACCATTTACTCCGGGTTCAAACACATTTTCAATTGAATCAGATTTTAGAAATGCAGAATCATTTATTGTAAAAGATGGTTCTTCTAAATCTTTTGCAGCAAATGTTGATAGTGATTCCAAAGAAACATCAACAGGTTTTGCATATATTACAGAACCTAAACGAAATTCTTTAGTATTTGATACTCCATATAATGCGATTAAAGAATCAACACTTGATGGTATGGATTTCGTCATATTAAAAGATTACGGTACTTATACTTCAACTGGTCCATCAAACGCAATATCAATTGATGCTGCTGGGACTGATACATGGCCATTCAGTTCAATTTCTGATTCAATAATCAGAGATAATATTATTTGTATTGTTAATAGTAATTCAGGAACAAATACCACATATGGAATAACCGCAAATTCATATGTCGCTTTATCAAACAATAATTTTACAGTAACTTACGTTGATACTAATTCTCTAACGGTCAATTTAAATTCAGTTCCTACTGGTGGTTCTTACAGTTTAAGATTCTTTGTAAAAACTAAGATAAATGGTGCTGAAAGTTTATTAAAAGCAACAAGAAAGAAAAAGTTACTTCCATTAACTTCAGGTGCTAATTTACACGCAAAAATACCTTATGAAATGAATCCAGGTGGCGATACACTTGCAGATGCAAATACGGTAACAAATACATCATTTACTGGTGGTTTAATATTTGAAGATATTGGAGCAACAAACTTTACCGATACCACAATTCTTAAAGATTTAAGAACACCTGGTAAAGCGGTAAGTCTTGGTGTGCCAGATGTATATGAAATTGTTAAGATTGTTGATTCAAAATCTTTAAGTGCTAATGTAACAACAGCAGACCTGACAAATACATCAAAAGATGTAACTGATTCATATGAATTTGATAATGGTCAAAAGAAAACATATTATGATCATGCAACAATCAAATTAAAGAGAGGCTATAGCGCACCTACAGGTAGAATTTTTGTTCAATACAAATATCTACAGCACTATGGACAAACAGGTTTGTTTACAGTTGATTCATACACACATAATGAATCAAATATGACTTATGCACAAATTCCAACATTTAATAATAAAGAAGATAATAAATTTGTTTCATTGAGAAGTGCTTTTGATTTTAGACCAACAAGAGCGATTGGTGGCACCACATTGTCAGGTGCATTAAATCCAGTAACAGATGGAACATTAGAAACTTCTTTTGATTATTATCTAAGTCGTATAGATCAAGTAGTAATCAAACCAACAAGAGAATTTGAAATAACTAAAGGTAAATCAGCAATCGCTCCTATTGCACCAAATATAGGTAAAGATGATATGTTGATTTATACATTGTATATTCCAGCATATACTGAGTCTGTCAAAGATGTTCGTGCTGACTTCTATAATCAACGCCGCTACACAATGACAGATATTGGCGCATTTGAAAATAGAATCAAACAATTAGAATACTATGTCGCATTAAATTCATTAGAAAGAGATGCTGCTTCCACTAAAGTTTTGGATAGTAATGGACTTGAACGTTCAAAATATGGTATTGTTGTTGATAACTTCACAACAGATGATTTAAAAGCAACAAGAAATGAAATAGGTGATGATAATCGCTGTTTGATATTTGGAGGCGAATTACGACCTGCTTCATTGATGAGAACAGTCAAAATGACTGCAAATACTTTTACTGCAACATCTGCAAAATTTAGTGGCGTTGGTAGTAAAAAAGTTATCACTCTTGACTATACACCAAAATCATTTATAGAACAACCATTTGCTACTAAATCATTATCGGTCAATGATGCGTTATTTGCTAATTTTAAAGGTACTTTAAGATTATTTCCTGAATTTAGTGGTGATGTTGATACCGATACTACAGCAAGAGTTACTTTAAATTCAACTCAGGGTATTGATAGTGCATTTAATTTTGTTAATCAGGCATTTAAATATATTGCTGATAATAATCCTCAGTGGAATATTGATGCAAATAGTCCTTTCGCACAAGTCGCTGATGCACAATGGTATCAGACCAGAAGTGAGATTGACTATGCGGCAGCACAATCTTGGGTATATTTAGGTTGGAATGGAGTTCATAATTGGGGAACTGTTGCGCCAATAAATGATAACACTTATTTGACTGCTGGTGCCCAACTAAATCAGCAACAAATAACAACATCATCTTCACAACAAAATGTTGGTGAATTTGTTACTGATTTGGCTATTCAACCATACATGAAACCTAAACAGATATTGTTTACTTCAATTGGTATGCGACCATTAACAACAATGTATGGTTTCTTTGATGATGTTAATGTAAACAAGTATATTGTAGTACCAAATCAAGTAAAATTGAATGCTAACACAACATTGGTTTCAGGTGAACCTGTATTAATCGCAAATACTGCCGCCGATTTAGCAGCAAATATTGCATCACTACAAACTGGTGGAACAAATTATAGTGTAGCATTTGTTGTTGTGAACGAAAGAGGAACTGCTAATGTTTCAATTGTAAATGAATCAGGTAAGTCATTAGCAAGCAAAAATGTTTATAGTATAACACAAGGAACATATTTTAAAGTAGATTCTATTGTTGAACATCGTTCCGGTATCGGCACAATAAGTGGATCAACGCTAATATTACAAGCCGATGCATCAGCGACAAATGATTACTATAATTCTAATACCATCACAATTGTTCGTGCATCTAATAGTTTTGATGGTATCGGTGAGCAATTTACAATTACAGATTATGATGGGACAACAAAAGTAGCAACAATAAGTGGAACACCAACATCAACAGGTTCTGTTGTTTATAGTATTGGATTAAACAAATCAAATAGAGTGGGTGAAGTTGGTGGTGCATTCTATATGCCACGTGCAACATTCCGTTCTGGTCAAAGAAACTTTAGAATTACTGAATCATTTAATAATACTTATGAAGGTGATTCAATTTCATTTGCTGATAAAACTTATGTTTCAACTGGTATTAATTTAAATAGAACTCAATTGATTGATACTGTTTATAACTTTGATGTAAATTATCAGGTTGTTGGAACACAAACATCAGACAGATTAATTTCATCTGTAAGATCAGGAACAGCATTGCTTGCAGCTTGGGCTACTGATCCTCTGGCACAAACATTCTACATTGATCCTCAAGTATATCCAAACGGTATTTTCTTGGACAATGTTGATCTGTTCTTTAGAGCAAAAGATGATGATTTACCAGTTACAATACAAATTAGACCTACTGTAAATGGAACACCATCTGCCGACTATTGGTATCCTGAATCAGTTGTAACAAAACAACCATCTGAGATTATTGTTTCAGAAACTCCATCAATAACAGATTCAACCACAAAAACAAACTTTAAGTTCTATTCGCCTGTTTATTTACAACCAGGTTTATATGCATTAGTTGTTCTTTCAGACGCACCTGAATATGGATTATGGATTGCAGAAAAAGGACAAACAGATATTAGTGGTAAATTTGTATCTGTAAATCCTTATGCAGGAACATTATACAGATCACAAAACACAATGGAATATGTTCCATATATTAATGAAGATATGATGTTTGTATTAAATCGCTGTGATTTCTCTACAACACCAGTAAATGTTTTCTTTGAAAATGAACAACAATCGGTAACATATAATGTTGACAAGATGCGATTGTTAGAAACATCTATTGTTCCTGCGGGAACTAAAATTGATCATTCTATTGTAATGCGAACAAAAGATGAAGTAAAAGAAACCAACTATAGAGATATTACTGCACAACAAACAATATCGTTTGAAAATGATGATTTATATGTTATAGGTTCAAGAAGAAAACTTCTTGGAAATACAGCAGATTTTAGAATTAAATATGAATTATCAACAACTTCAAATGTTGTATCACCTGTTGTTTCAGTTGAAAATGCATACTTAAATATTTGGGAAAACTTTATTGATAATGCTGAAATTAATTCTGGTGACATTGCAATTGTTAATCCTGGAACAGGATATGGTAATTCAAATGTTATTGTCATCAAAGACTCAACAACAGGTTCTGGATTTACTGCAAATGTATCTTGTGATGCTTCAGGTAATATTATTTCATTTACAGTAAATGCAGTTGGTTCTAATTATATTGATGACTTTAATGACATTCAAATTAATGCAAACTCATCATTTACAACCACTGCTCCATCAGGAACTGGTGCTGAAATTGTAATTAATAGTGAATATGATTCAACAGGTGGTCCATGTTTAGCCAAATATATTACTAAACCCATTGTTCTTGCTGATGGTTTTGATGCTGGTGATATGCGTGTATTCTTGAGCATTAATAGACCAGTAGGAACAGAAGTGGATGTATTCTATAAGATTAAATCAAATAATGATGAAACAGACATTAAAGATTTGCGTTATCAGAAATTGGTTTGCGTAAATCCAACCAGTGTTCCATCATCGTCACCAATTGATTATCGTGATTTTGAGTTTAGACCATCAGCAACGGTAAATGCTGTTACATATACTTCACCTACAGGTGTTACATATGAAACATTCAAGACATTCTTGATAAAGATTGTAATGAGAAGTCAAGATGGTGCTGTGTATCCTAAGTGTAGAGATTTGAGAATAATTGCAGTTCCTGCTGAATAATTATGTTAATAAAAGTTGAGGGAACCATATTCTCAAAAGACACTGAAACTGGTGCTTTGTTGACAACATCAAAATCTGTCATCGCTGAAAATGAAGCAAGAAAAAAAATCAGTAAAGCAATGACAGATAAAAATAATGAAATAAATAGTTTGAAAACTAAAGTAGATGATTTATCATCAGATGTTCAAGAAATAAAATCATTATTAACAAAATTACTACAGAGTAAGCAATAATGCCAATAGACTTTACCACAAGAAATAATACCATTGATGAATGGAGAATTAGAACAAATCAGTCTGCTAATGCTTTAAACACATTAGAAACTGGCGATTATACTAAAACTTCAGGAACATTGTTTGTCAATGGTGCATCAAAAATAGTAATTACTTCAACAGGAACTCCTCTTGAGGTCGCTAACGCTGCGCTCATTGGAACAACATTAACTGTTGGTAATACCATTACTCTTGGAACAGTAACTGGTCGTGGTAATATAACCGCTGGTGGAACAGGAACATTTTTAGGTAATTTAATTGCATCTGGCGTAGGAAATTCTTTAGTTGTTGCAAATAGTGCAACAATTGCGAAAAATGTTACTGTTACTGGTAATGCTACAGTTGGTAACATTACATCTTTAGGTGTTGCTAATTCACAGTCATTAAATGTTGTTACTTCCGGTGCAATAGGCACTACATTATCAATAGGAACATCTGCTACTGTAGGAACAACATTATCAGTTACTGGTAATACTACAGTAGGCAATCTTAATACAAGCGGTGTTGCAAATTCACAGACATTACGTGTTGTTGATTCAGGCTCAATAGGAACATCATTAGGAATAGGTACTTCTGCTACTGTAGGAACGACACTATCAGTTACTGGTAATACCACAGTCGGCAACTTGAATACATCTGGTGTTGCTAATTCACGAACATTAAATGTTGTTACTTCTGGTGCAATAGGTACATCATTAGGAATAGGAACCTCTGCTTCAATAGGAACATCATTATCAGTCGGAACATTTGCTACAGTAGGAACAACATTAAATGTTACTGGTAATACTACTGTTGGTAACTTAAATACTTCAGGTGTTGCTAACTCTGAAACATTAAATGTTGTCACTTCTGGTGCAATAGGAACATCATTAATAGTAGGAACATTTGCTAATGTAGGAACCAATCTGACTGTTAGCCAAAGAGCCAATGTCGGTAGCATAAATTCATTAGGTGTTGCTAATTCACAGTCATTAAATGTTGTTACTTCCGGTGCAATAGGAACATCATTATCAGTTGGAACATCTGCTTCAGTAGGAACAACATTAAATGTTACTGGTAATGCTACAGTTGCTAACTTGAATACATCGGGCATTGTTAATACTGCAAATCTAATTGTTGTTTCAAATGCTTCTTTTGGTAATATAACAACTTCAGGTGTTGCTAATTCACGAACATTAAATGTTGTTACTTCTGGTGCAATAGGAACAACATTATCAGTTAATGGTAATACTACTGTTGGTAACTTAAATACTTCAGGTGTTGTTAATACTGCAAATCTAATTGTTGTTTCAAATGCTTCTTTTGGTAATATAACAACTTCAGGTGTTGCTAATTCACAAACATTAAATGTTGTCACTTCTGG